CCGGTTGTACGCGATACCTACGGCGCGCGGATACTCGTTGATGAGCTGATTTCGCCCCGGCCACCACGGCTGGTCGAGTGCAACCTCCCCGGCCATCAGATTTACAACCCCCTGGGCCGAGCTCCTTCGAACTTTAAGGACATCTTCGGCATCTTGGGCGGGTGCGCTCGGGAATCGGCCGGCACTGTCACCGGTGATCTGCAAGCCGGTTTGCTCGCTGCGGGTGCTGGTGCGCTTGGCGAGGCCGATGTCGATAAAGTAGGTGGCAAGGGTGTCGGGCAGGCTGTAAGTGCTGCCTTTTTTGTAGGTTCCACCGGCACCATCGGGCCGGCTGTCCTGCATGATGACGGTGATAGCCATGCTGGGTGTCCTTATGCGGAGGGTTTTGTGGTGGGGGCCGGCTGGGCAGGCGGTGTTCCATCGCTGGCCGGCAGATCGGATGTGAGGCTCTGCCAGGCACGCAGTTGCTCAATGACGTGATTCGGGTTGGCACCGCGGCGCCGGATCTGCTCTTGCGGGCTCGAGAGCTTGGCGGCAATAAGCGCGGCGCTGGCTTCGGCCTCGTGTAGCGGGTTGATCCAGGGCATGGCCTGGGCGACATAGAGCGCGTCATCTTCAGTGCCGGGCTTGAGGTCGCGAGGCATAGGCACAACACCGGACAGGTGGGCGATGCGGACAAACTCTGTCCAGACGGGCAGTACGGCCATGCCGACGAAATCGTCAGTTGCGCAGGCGTAATGCACGTACTGTTCGACGAGCTCCTGGCGCTGGGCGCTGTAGGTGCCGTTGTAGTCTCGGGCGAGCGATGAGTAGCTGATCGGGAAACCGGCGGCAGCAGCTCGCAACTGGCCTTGGCGAAAGGTGACGACGTTGGGATTTGGACGCTTGCTGTCGATCATGCCGATCTCTTCGCCGGGGCGAAGGGTGTCGATGATGGTGCCGGGCGTGAGCGAAAGGGTGCGAGGGTTGGTGCTGGGGTTGGTGCCGGGATCGCCGCCGGGGTCGCCGTAGGTGTCGGCAGTGCCCTTTTTGACGTAGGCGGTAAGCATTGCGGCAATTTTGGCTGCCACACGCTCGGACTCTTCGTAGTCCTTGATGTCTTCGAGCCGCGTGATCACGGAGGCGAGCATGGACACGCCGCGAATCTGGTGGATGCGCTCCAGATGGGCGATGTGCAGCATCCGATCGGCCGGGATGCGCTTGAGGTTGGAGGTGCTGGCTGCCCACGTGTCGTCGGGGCTGGTTTTGTAGGCCCACCAGGCGGTTGGCTGCCCCCAGGCGTTGCGCTCGCAGCCCTGCAGGATTTTGGCGCTGCCATTGCTCCCGTCGTAGTCGCCCGGGATCATGTCGGCCTCGAGCAGTTCCAGGCTGTAAGGGACACGGGTGTTATGGTCAAGCAGCGCTACCGGGCCGGCGAGGCGCTGGGCGAAAACTTCGCCATCGCGCGCCCAGCTTTTGGCGAGCATGCGCTGAGTGCGTGACCAGTCAAAACGGCGAGTGACTTCGGGGCTACGCTCCCAATCGCGCCAGGCTTCGAGCAGGCGGTCGGCGTAGTCCTGATGGATGGTTCCATCACGCCGACGGGGTTGCGGTTCGATGCCGACGCCGGAGGCGCCGACGACGTTGTTGGCGAAGGTACGCAGCGCACCGGTGACGATGTCGTGGTTGCGTTCGAGGTGGCGGGCTTGGTCGCGCAGCGGCTTGGCGGCTTTGCGGACAAGCTGGTTCGCGGTGCCGCGCTCGCGGTGGAACTTGCGCAGGCGGCTGGGTTCGGCGCCCTCGTAGTAGGCCAGCGCCGAGCGGGCGGCCATACGGCGCACGGCGCGCTCGGGCGAAAACCACGCGACGAGGCGGTCAATGGTGTTCATCGGCCAAAGCTCCCGCCGGAGAGATCGGCAACTGCGAAGCGCCGGCCGCCAAGAGTGGGGGCGCCGCTGGCCTGGGCGGTTTCGCTGGCCGCTTTGGCTTCCCACTCTTGCCGGCCTGCGCGGATTTCGGCCAGATCCTCGCGGCGCAGGTGGCGGCCATCCGCCCAGCGAAATTCCTTGCCGGTGAGGATGGCGGCTTCGGCCTGGAGGTAGGCCGCAAGCATGTCGGTGGCGGTGGTCATGGGCAGGACGGTCTGAGTGCGTATAGCGCTTAGATTGCCCGGCTGGTTGTCTCATTTTCAGGGGGTAGCGTGAGACTCGCTGAATTAATGATTCGGTAAAACTGGGCACGTGAGATGTCCCAGCGCAGTTGCAGGCGCTCGCGGCTTGGACGGGTGCCGTCGTAATCGCGGCGGATCGCTGCATCTCGGGCCGTGCGGTCTGCTTCGTCGGCATTGGCGACATAGAGCATTTCCCCGCGCATCTGCTTGCGGATTCCGCCGACGATCTGTGCAGCGACTTGCCGGGCTGTCTGTGAGGGCATACCGCTTTCTGTTTCGAGGGTGACAGCGATGACGCAGAGCAGGGAGGACCGGTTGTTGCGGTTTGGCTTGGTGTTCATAGACGGCTACTCCAGTCCGATGAGGCAACAGTGGGGGGGTTTTGTTGGCGTGCAGCAGGCTGAGGCGCTGCCGCAGGGGCCTGGACTTCGGCCGGCTGGCCGGACTTGCTGTAGTAGCTGGCGACACGTTCCCAATCGGCGCGGGTGCGACGGTGCAGGCGCAGTTCGGGGTGGTGGGCGGCGGCGAAGGCGTACACCCAGGTGTCGAGCGGTTCGTTGCGGGCGCCGCGGCGCTTGACGAAGCGGTTTGCGCGGGGGTCGTAGGTCTCAGACACGAGGCCGGCGAAGTAGCTGGGCTCGAATTCGTCGGAGAGGTGGCAGACGCGGTTTTCTGGGGTGGCTTCGGCATCCACGGACAGGCGGCCGTACAGCCAGTGCTTGGCGCCGACGGTGCCGACGTGGTGGATCATGACGCCGCGTTTGTCGAGCTTGCCGGCCCATGTGACATCGGCCATTTTTCCTTTGCTGAGCAGGGGGGCGTTGTTGGGCACGGCGCCGAAAATGCAGAGAGGGCGGCGCACTTTGCGGGCGCGCACCCAGGCCTTGACGGCTTCGGTGCGGTGGCCACCGGCGTCGATGGCGGTGGCTTCGATGGGCATGGCCGGGCCGCCGTCTGCGCGCTGGATGGGCCGGTTGAGCAGTTCGGTAAGGGAGACCCACACTTCTTCGCCGGCCGGGTCGCCGGGGAGCTCGATGTAGTCGAGTGCCCACCAGGCCATTCCGACGCCCCATCCGATGATGTGCACGGCGAGGCGGTTGTCTTGTGTGTCCACGCCGGCGGTGATGCTGAGCACGCCAGGCTGGGCGATGCGCAGGCGGTAGGGTTCGGCGCGGTCTTGGATGGCGTTGTGCTTGACGGCGCGCATGGCCGGGTCTTCGAAGGCTTCGGCGCGGCGGTCGTTGATGAAGGTTTTAATGCGGGCGATGTCGCCCTGGGCATCAAGCCAGGCTTGGGCCATGTCGGCCCAGCGGGGGCCGAGGGCGAAGCGGTAGTGCAAAAAGCTGGCGCGGTAGCCGCGGATTTTTCGGCCGGGAAAGGCGGGCACCCAGCGACCACGGTCGGTGAGCTGGTCTTTTAAGTGCTCGTCAATGTCGGCGCCGCATTCGGGGCAGGTGCACCAGGCGCGGGTGACTTTTCCATCGTGGCCGACCGACCAGTGGAAGGCGTCCCAGGCCAGCGGGTGTTCGTGGCCGCAGTGGGGGCAGCTGATGTGGTATTCGCGCTGGTCGGATTGCTCCCACTTGGCTTCGAGCCGGCTGATGCCCTTGACTTCGGGTGTGCCCACGCTGGCGCGCTTGGCGGTGCTTGGGAATGCCGAGGTGCGGCCGTCAAGCAGAGCGTCGGGATCGTCTCCGGTGGTGAGGCTGGCCGCGAAGCTGTCGAATTCGTCGGCCAGCACGAGCTTGGCCGAGGTGGATTTGAGGCGCTTGCTGTTGCCGGCGTGCTCGATGTAGAGCTGGCCGCCGGCGAAATCTTTAAAGCCGCGGGTGTTGCTGGCGTTGCGGCTTGCGGTGCTGGTGAGGGCTTCGCGGCAGGCGTCGGTTTCGTCGAGCAGAGGGTTGAGCTTTTGGTTGATGAATTTGTCCATGCTCACCTCACCGGGCAGGGTGACCATGATCGGGCCCGGGTTTTCGCACATGGTGTAGCCGAGGACGTTGGTCTCAAACTCGCTCTTGCCGAACTGGATGGGGAAAAGGCAGACGACTTCCCGGACTGGACTACGCGCGCTGAAGCAGTCCATGGGTTCGCGCAGCAGCGGGTTGCGGGCGGTAACCCAGCGGCCGGCGAGTGCGCTGCCCTTGCTGCTGAGCACGCGGTGGCGGTCGGCCCATTCGGAGACAGTCATGGGCTTGCGCGGGGCGACGGCGCGGGCGATTGCGGCTGATATTTCCCTGCTGGTGTTGAGCATGGCTTATCCGATCCGATTGAACAGCCGGCGCAACGCATAGCTGCGCACGAGCGAGACGACGGTGAAGATGGCGCCGATGGACAAATGCTGGCCAGTGGAGGCGTGCAGGCCGAACAGCGGGAACACGGCGGCCTGAGTCGCCACGGCGACGCCATAGCCCACGGCAACATTGGCAACCGCCTCGAGCGCGGAGTGGGCGCGGGTCTGGCTCATGCGCGCGGCCCCTCGGGAAACTCCTCGCCGGTTTCGGCGTGGATGGCACGCTGGCCGGTGAAGTCTTGCCAGCGGCGAACGATCACGTCCACGTAGCGCGGGTCGAGCTCCATCAACCGCGCGCTGCGGGCGGCTTTCTCGCAAGCGATCAGCGTGGATCCGCTACCCCCGAACAGATCCAGCACGGTGTCGCCGCGCTTGCTGCTGTTCTTGACCTGATACTCGATCAGGTCGACGGGCTTCATGGTAGGGTGCTCACCGTTGCGGATCCGACGGGAGAAGTCCAGCACGGTGGTCTGCGATCGATCGCTGCCCCAATAGTGCGCGGCGCCTTCCTTCCATCCGTACAAGCACGGCTCGTGCTTCCAGTGGTAGTCCTGGCGGCCGAGAACAAGGCTGTTCTTGTTCCAAATCAGGCACTGCCGCACCCTCCATCCAACTTCACCGGCAGCGGCGCGGAAGTTCAGCCCTTCTGAGTCGGCGTGCCAAACGTAGAACACGGCGCCGGGGCGCATGAATGCGTCGGCGGTGGCGTAGCAGTCGCACAGAAACTGGCGGAAGTTGGCGTCCAACATCGCGTCGTTTTGAATCGTGAGTGCGTCCTGCGTTTTGCCCTCATACGCCACGTTGTACGGCGGATCGGTAATGAGCAGGTCAGCCAGGCCCACACCCATGAGCACGCCGGCCTGATCGATGCTTGTGCTATCCCCGCACATCACCCGATGCCGCCCCAGCACCCACACGTCGCCAGGCTTGCTGATCGGATTGGGGCGTGCTTCCGGCACTGCGTCGGCATCGGTGGCGCCATCGCCTTCGCCGTCCAGGTCGGCCAGAAGCTCTTCGAGCTCATTGCTGTCGAAGCCGGTCAGAGCAAGGTCGAAGCCAAGGTCGTAGAGTTCGCGCAGCTCGACGGCCAGCAACTCGTCGTCCCATCCGGCGTTGAGTGCGAGCTTATTGTCGGCGATCACATAGGCGCGCTTCTGGGCTTCGCTGAGGTGGCCAATACGGATGCACGGCACTTCGGAGAGGCCGAGCGAGCGAGCCGCCATCACGCGCCCGTGGCCCGCGATGATGCCGCCCTCGCCGTCGATCAGCACCGGGTTGGTGAAGCCAAACTCGCGGATGCTCGCGGCGACCTGGGCGATTTGCTCGGGGCTGTGGGTGCGGCTGTTGCGAGCGTAGGGGACAAGGGCGTCGACGGCGATGCGCTCGATGCTGGATGGAAGGGCGGTCATTCGCGGGGGGCTCCGATGGATGAGAATTCGCGGGCAAGATCGGACAAGGATCGTTCGATTGCTTCGGTCATCATGGCGACGGCCTGGCGTTCGTCCCTGATCGCGGCGAGCGGCGGGCCGATCTCTTCGGGGATGGATTCGAGTCGCGTGCGCAGGGTGGTGACGGCTAAGAACAGGGCCGCGCGCACCTCGCCAGCGTCAAGTAGTTTGCCGATCGATATTTCGTAATCTCGACGGGCTGCCATCGCGAGGTATTTCTCCTTGACGGCGCGTGCAGCCTGGTAGGTGCTGCCGATTTTGCTGTCCTGACTTGGTTCAGCGCTGGCCGTCAATTCAGCACCGCGCTCTTCGGCATGTCGGTCGGACACCACGCGCTTGGCGGGGTCTCGGGTGGATTCGATGAGGGCCTTGGATTCGACCACCTTAACTTTTCCGTTTTCGTCCAACACGAGACGTCCAGCCTGCTTGAGCTTTGTCACGTAGCTGGGGGCGCAGCCGAGGTGATCGGCGAATTCCTTCAGGCGCATGGTGACGGGCGCGGACATCAGCGGATACCCCACCAGGCCAGCCAGAGGCGCAGCGGTAGCGTAATGATGCGGAGCTGCGCGGTGTAGAGCCTGAGCGGCGCTGGGTGAGCGATGCGCCAGGCTTCGAGGTTGATGATTTTGGCAGTCATTGGGCGGCCTTCAGGGCGTCGGCGAGCTGGGCGTGGAGCTGGGCGAGGCTGCCGGTGTTGAGGATGAGGGTATCGCTGGGGTGGATCTGGACGCCCTGCTCGCTGATGTGCTGCTCGCTGCTGCGGTTGTAGTGGGTTTTCCAGTCGCGGACGATGTGCCAGATCTGGCCGCCCTGCCCGCGCAGCCAATCGACTTCGTGCTCGAAGCGGATGTCGGTGACGACGATGGACGGTGCCATGTCGCCCATGCGGTTGTTGGTGTCAATTTTGTGCTGGGCAATGCGTGTCCAGACGTCCCGGGCGACGTAGCGCTGGCCCCATTCGGTGCCGAGGGTTTGCATGAGGTGCCGCGGGGTGCAGCCGAGCCAGTCGATTACGGTTTCTTTGAGCGTGGGCTCGCTGAAGGTGTAGGCGTTGAGGCCCAGCATGGCGGCCAAGCCGTCTTTGATGGGGTCAGCCAGGGCAATGCGCTCGAAGTAGCCGTGGAAGCACAGCCATTCGGCGGCGGTGTCTTTGCCGGCGCCTTTAAGGCCAGCAAGGCCGATGAGTCGGGGTGCGGTCATTTGTGGCTCCTGGGGGTGCTGTGGGCGTTGGCAATGCGGCATTCAGCCTCGAGGCTAAGGATGGGCTGCACGCCGCACGGGAGGGCCCCAGCAGGGGCCAGGGTGACGCCGCGCAGGCCGTCCATCATTCCGCGGGCCATGAGGGCCCGGATTAGGTCATGGGCGCCGGGCAGGTGCTGGCGCAAAGCGGTGTTGAATTCGCCGGTGTTGTCGGGGCCGCAGGTGATGGGGGCAACCAGTGGCAAGGCGGAAGGCTTTTCCATTCGGCTTTCTCCTCTAATTTTTTTCTGTGCGGGTTGTGCGGTATATAGAAAGGCATGCCGCACAGCCGAAAGCCGCGCTGGTGCTGGCGTTGTGCGGTATGTGCGGTATGTGCGGTATGTGTCTACGTGTGCGTGAGTGCTGCACGTTGTGATGGTTGTGGTGTTGCTGTTGCGCGCCCGCGCCTGTGTGTACGTTGTGCCGCACATACCGCACAGCCCAGTGCTGGCGCGGGTTTGATGCCGCACACCATGCCGCACAGCATCCCGCACATACCGCACAGATCGGGGCGAGATGGGCTTATTGAGCACCGGAGAACCCCTTGTAATCGGCCACGGCGTTGCGGAAGGCCTCGATGCAGTCGCCCAGCCAAGCGGTTTCGGATTGGCCAGGGGGCATTTCTAGGCGCGTGGGCAGGCTGACGACGCCGTGAGGACCGAGGGTTTGGCTGTTGATCAGGTAGCGTTTACGGGAGACCGGGAGCTTGTGCTTGCGATTTAGGGCGTCGATGAGCTTGGGCTCGGGGGCAGGCTTGGTGCCGATACGGCCGCACCAGGTTTTGTAGAGCTCGTAGATGTCGCGGCTTTTTGCGGCGCTGTAGCGGATACGGTCATCGCCTTTAGTGAGCTCGGTGTAGAGGTCGCCGCCGTCAAGCTCGCGGTAGAAGCGCGCGGTGCTGTCAAGGGAGAGATCGACCAGCTCGCGCTTGGCGCGGGTCATGGGCGGCAGCGTGGCGGGGCGGAAGTCGCCCATGTCGACATTGAGTAGGTAGTCATGCAGGGCAGCTACGCCGCCACTGTTGATTTCGGCCTGCACCTCGTTATAAAAGGCCGGGCCCAGCTTGGCAGGTGTCCAGATGACGGTGTGGCGGCGGTCGTCCTCTTCGAGCACAACGGGCATGCGCTCGTTGGACAAAAACACCATGTTGACGTGGTTGCGCTCTTCGTACGCCGCGATGTTTTTGGGGTTGATGCGGATCCACTCACCGGTAATAAAGGCTTTGAGCTTGTTTTTGATGTGGTAGAGGTCGGAGCGGGCCACGACTTCGTCGGCGATCAAGAACAGCTTGCGGCTGGCCCAGTCGTTGAACTTGTCTTCGATGGCGCTTTGATCGATCACGCGGCCGTATTGGCCGTAGATGGCCATGATCGCTTCGAAAAACATGTTTTTGCCGGTGCCCTGGGGACCGTGCAGCACCAGGGTTGTTTTCAGTTTTGCGCCGGGGTGCTGGATGGGATAGGCGAGCCAGCGGATTACCCAGGTGTAGAGCTCGTCGTAGGCGTCGTCATCGGCGCACATGTAGCGCAGCAGGTCGAGCAGGCGCTCGCAGCTTCCGGATTTTGGCGTGGTTGGCCAGCCGCCCCACAGGTTGCAGCGGATGTTTGCGTCATCGCCGGCGGGGTCGAAGCCCACTTCACGCACGCGGACGATCTGCTTTTCGGGGTGCTCAGCCCACGCGCGGTGGATTTCGCGAGTGAGGCAGGCGTCGCGCATGTCGGAGAGGGCCAGCAGGCAGTGCTCTTGCCGATCAAACACGGTTCCGCCCTGCCCGTACACCAGGGCGTAGCGCTCGAGCAGCTCGTCAATAGTTTCGATCGGGCGGAGGTCAGCAACCGCGCTCCCCTCCCCCCTGGGTGCCGTACCCGCAGGCTTTCGAGCGGACGGATTCCAGCCCAGATCCGATAGGCGGGCCTCTACCTGGGCGCGCACGACATGCAGGCCTTCGGCGGTGTGCAGGTCGTTGAAGTCGTTGGATTTCACCCGGCGGGTGAGCCACGTTTCACGCCGCGCGGATTCGTCGGCGAAGCGCGGGAGCATCCAGCTGCCACCCACTTCGACAGCGGCGGCGCTGGCGCATTGGGCACCGGCGTTGCTGGCTTTGTGCGGCTGGCCGCAATGGGGGCAGTCGGGGCCGTCGTCCAGCCAGATCGGCTTTTTGCAACCGTCTTGCTGGCATTTTTGGGTCTGGTCGGCGTCACCGCACACCAGGATGCGGGCCAGCTTGTAGCGCTTGTGCAGGGCCTGGGCGACCGGCGCCAGGTTGCCCGCGTCAAAGGCGATGGCCACGGGCAGGCCGGTGGCCTCATGCAGGCTGGCGCCGGTGGCGTAGCCTTCGGCCACCAGCACCACGCTGGTCGGCATGCCGATGAGGTGAAAATGGCCCTTCTTGGCGTGGCCCTTGGGCCAGAATTCTTTTTCGAGTTTTCCGGCGGCCAGTGCGGCCTTGTCGCGGATGATCTGCAGGCCGTGGATTTTGCTCGAGGTGTCCATCATCGGCACTACCATCGCGCCCTGCGGCGAGTAGCGCACGCCGTGCCCGGCCACGCCCTTGCGCACCAGGTAAGGCGAGTCACCCGTGGGGCTGCAGCCGGCCCAGGCCTTCGAGGCCACCAGGGCCGCGCGCTCATTTTCCTGCTTGCGATCGAGCTCGGCCCGCTTGCGGTCTTCGGCCAGGCGCCGGCGCAAGCTGTCGCGCTGCTCTGCCGAAATCTCGCGCTTGCGCAGCTCTACTTTTTGCGCGTTGTTGTCGTTGCCTTGCCACGTGCCAAACGAGCCCACGATGAGGACGTCGCCGCCCTCTATCATCAGCTCGTGCAGGCTGTACCAGCCGCGCTTTTCCCGGTCGCCCTCCACCCTGCAGCGGACCATGCGGCCGAGAACAAGGCGATCGACCACCAACCCGAACGAGGTCAGCTGGTCGACAACGTCATCATAATTGCAGGCCATTCACTAACCCACCAAGCCAAAATCCGGAAGCTGCGAGCGCCTGCTCGACCTGCTGCGCTACATG